ACTACGATACTCAACCTTACCATCACGAACAATGGCATTGAATCGCATACCATCCATCTTCATCTGAGCATAGGCTGGGAACTTAATCTTGTCCACAAGTTTTTGTTCGAACTGTGAGCAAAGCATCACAGGATATTCTCGAATCAAACCAGACCAAACTGCATTGGCAGTCGATACCTGAACACCACAATCAAGACTCTTGTCAATGATTCTCTCCAATACTTTTGCATCGTCTTCATTCAAAGATGAGAGAAGCATACGAAGATAGTCAATTGCAGCATTCCCAGTTACCTCACGTGATGTCAAGTCATATAGAGCAGGGAGGACTGCTTCAATATTAGCATTTGTTCCATCACATGTATAATGTGGAATCTTACGCTGATAGAACTGAGTGAACGGACACAGTGCCAAACGAACAACCTCACGCAGAGTCTCGTTGTTGACATGTTTCTCCAACTGCTCAATCTTATAGTTACGTGATGGGTTTGCAGCAAGATTGTTTAGAAATTCATTTATATTCATTCGTCACTCCATCAATATGTTTACACTTACCATGATATTTAAAACCGATGCAACTACAGACCATACCATTTTCTGATTCTTCTACGGTATATACGTGGTCTTTGCTACCTTTGATATGCCAAATTTTGTTTGTTGGCTCTTGTCCCTTAAAGTACATGTTGCGTTTGATAACTTTGAATTTACGATAGCGTGTATCAAAACGAATCGGATTCTTAAACATCATGAAGTCTTTGGGGTTATTCTTTTTGAAATAACCGAAAATCTTTTCCATGTTTTCGGATAGGATGTAGGTATGATTACAGTCCATACCATCTTCCCATTTGGTGATTTCTCTTGCGAGAATCATACTACTTCCATTTCTCTGAAGTAACCATATGGCAGACCATTGAGGAAACAGAAGTATTCCCAGTCACCATCTGCTTGGCTGGCATCCATAATCCAGCGGAGAGCAGTTGCTCGATCTTTCGCACCCATACACATTGTGTTGGTGACATGCTGTTCAAACTTAGCAGTGGCTTCTGCTTCTGCTGCTGCTTCTTGGATGCGATTCTCTTCGCACACACGAGCAAACACAGCGAACTCACGATCGAAGTCCTCGAGTGTCCAAGTGCTGGTGTCAATATGACGTGGACGGAACCCATAAGCATCTTTGTGAAAATCAGAGTAAGTGCACTGGGCTTGTTCTAACGCAGACATTTCTTCCCAAGATTTAAATTCAGACATTTGCAATTCCTTTTCGATCATCATACAACTATTATACCCCAATTATTAATTAAAGACAACACTTAAATGCAACTCTTGCGAGGGAATCCAGTCGCAAATCCAGAAGTCCCAGTGGACGCAGATCTTGTAACTTTACCAGACATGCGTTGCTTTGGTGCTTTGCGTGATTTTACAACTTCGATCGATCCACCCTTCTTCAAAAACAACTTTACTTGTTTTTCTGTTTCAGCACGGATCTCAGATTTTGATTTAAAAATGGTATTCATAATATTCCCTTTCAATTATTTCGACAAGTTAATAACACGTGCATCATATTCCATAAAGTCAACTTCCATTGGAACATAAACTTCTTTGCCAACACGAGAACTGCGAGCACCTTTGCGGAATTTACCATCAAAGAAATCATTGATGCATTCTACTTTGTATGCTTTATAACCACGCTCTTCATTGATAGAAATAACTTTACCTTCAATGAAACAATCACTGCGACCATACATTGGTTTAAAATCATAAGCACGAATCACGTCACCAACAGTAGCCAGCTTTTCAAATTTCAACATTTTTGTTTCCTTTTCAATTTTCATACTACTATTATACAGCAAATTGCAATTAAAGACAACACCTTTATGAAATAACCCTACGAGTCTGAGGGGATTAGAAACCCCTGTAGATACAAGGGTCTAGAATGTGAAAAACCCTCTACGAGAGAGGGTCTTAGGGGAGCTAGAAGCCTTATACTAGAAGGCTGAGGCGATCTGAATTCCAGAGCCGAAGAGTCGGCTGTATTCATTCTCCATCTTTACGTCTGGAATTCCAGAACTGGCAATTGCTTGGCGATGTAAGTGAATGTTACCAGTTGCGTATGGCATATACGGAGCCAATGCTACACCAACACCGTCTTTTGTTTGTTGCATAACAATCTGTGCTGGTGACTTTAATTCAATAGTTTGATCAAAATTATTAAAAATTTCTGCAATTAGTTCTTCACCATTAATCAATTTAAATACTTTAATTTTTTCCATGTCAATCCTCTATAACAAGTAGTTCAATAAAATCTGCTGCTTCATTTTGATCATTAAACCAACGAATAATCATTTTTTCGAAGTCATAACAATGCTGTGCAATAATCATAATCTGTTTATTTTTATAAACAGAAACCTTGAGAATCCATTCTCCTCTGCGAACAGTTATGAACGAGATCAAGTTAGGTGAGATTTTTGCTTTCATCATAGAAATTATTTAGGGAATCCGAAGACTCCCTAAAGTTTCTACGACTTGACTGGTTGTGGTAACTTACCGTTTACCCAATCAACATCATCTTCAGTCATTGGGATCCAATAGTTCATTATGGAATCCTCCGACTTTTTCTCTGCATTTCTTTTGCCTCATGGAGAGAATCCATGAGCATAACAAAAAAGTCTGTAATACTTTTTAAGATATGCATATTAGTTTCCTTCGTTTAGAAACTGTTTCTCACCTCTAGTCTTGACTGGAACTTTCTTTGGCTTTGCTTCTTCTGGAACTAAACGCTCCAAAGCAATCTTAAGCATACCATTGAATAGTTCTGCATTCTTAACTTCAATATGGTCATCGATAGCGAATGCACGAGTGAAGGCACGAGTGGCGATACCTTTGAACAAGAAGTTATCTTCTTGAGCATCAGTAGTTGCATCAACATTACCCTTAACGATCAACTTACCACCATCAATTTCAATATCGATCTCTGACTCACCGAAACCAGCAACTGCTAATTCGATTGTGTATGAGTTCTCACCATTCTTACGAATGTTGTATGGAGGATAGTTGGGGATGTTTTTAGTTAGATCTGCATGCAAAGTTTGCATTTGCTTAGCAGTATCTTCGAAACCTACAAAGAACTTGTCGAAGTCTTTGAAAGAATCTTGAGTGAAAAATGCTGGAATGAAAGTCTTATTGACCATTGTGTTCTCCTATTAAGCGAGTTAGAAAAACTCTCAAGCAAATCCCCGAAGGCGAAATGAAGAGAGCCATATTAAAATGCTGGTTACTTTATCCAGCGTCAATTACGTATGACAGTGCAATCGCACGGACGCCTTATGCCGTAGCTACGAACGGATCCTAAGGTGGATTCTTGGTAGTGATTGAATAGGTTACCAGCCTATTTTCCCATCCCTGAGAATTTATGCTACTGGTTGTCCAGGTTGTGCTGGTGCAGCTGGATTAGCTGCAGATTCTTCTGCTGCTTTAACCATGGCTGCAACTTGTGGCTCACCCTGTTCTTTAATTTTGGTGATCATACCAATCACTTCTTCGAATGGATGCTTAGCAAGAGTGCGAAGAATAACATTTACTTCATCTACTGTCAATTCAAGTTTGATCATTTTAATTCCTTTTTGTATAAAATTATTTAGTTTTTTTACCAATATTATATTTCGGTACTAATTCCCATTGGTCTTTTTCTTTATAAGAGACCACCTTAATTTGAGAGAGTGATGCTTTCTGTTCTGCTCTAGAAGTATCTAGGATCTTTAGCAGTTCCCAGTCTTGAAGTAATCCAGCAATAGCATTTCTTCTCTCAATATCTCCACTCGTGATGTTTGATTCTTTACCATCAAGAGCGAACAATTCTTTGAAGTGCACAATGAAGTACCTACCCTGCTTATGAAGGATATGGCATGATTGATACAACTTGTTTTCTTTTCTGGAAGCAATGCCGATGCGAGTTAGAGTCTCACGGACTTTTAGAAAGTTGTCTGGTTCTGGCAGACTCACTTCAAGCATCGACTCTGGTGTCCAGTCGTAGTAAATCATCTCTACAGTCATTATTTT